ATGGATTTGTAGAAGTATATATGTGTTTTGTATAATCAATTCTATTCAACCCTATCCAATTCAAAAATTGAGTAGAATACACTTGTGTGTATTGTTGAATATCAATACCTATATTTCTAAATTGTCCTGGCACTACTTCGTCATATCCAATTGGAATTTTACTACTAATTTTAAGATTATTATAAATTCTAGTTTCGTATTCTAGTAATACTCTATCACGGTAATCATTTAATAATCCATTTTCATATGTACCATATAATTTAGTATATGCGCCATCATGCCCTCTGATAAAATAAGTCGGTGTTACATATGTAGCATCGTATAGTACTTCAGGTACAAACGCTGGATATAAACCTAACTTAGTTGGAGTATTTGGAACAAAGCTACCGTATGTTTGATTATACTCTTTGATAGTTATTGCATCGTTGTTTATTAAAGTTTTAGTGATTGTTAAACTTTTTTCAGTTGTTGAAATAATATAATCAACATCTCTTATTAACTGTGTAGTAACTATTGCCCCGTTTTCTCGTCTGGTTAAGTATACTAACACACCATAATAATTAGCTTGGGTAAAATCATATACTCTGCTTAACTGGTAGATACTTGCCTTTATTTCTGTTTTAAACAAATATGAATTAGTTATGTAAGCATTCTTTGAAGGAATCATATCACTCCAAAAGAATGGATTAGAGTCAATTCTAGTAGAACTAATTCTGTCCAATACATCATCAAGAATGTATGATGAAGAATCTAATGAGTTGTATTCATTATTAGTAAGAGTATTCAATAATAATGCTTTAAATTTTTGATATTCGTTTGCGTTGTAACTTAAGGCATCAAAGAAATTATTTGAGTTGTTTCTTAGGAACGCCGCAGAATTAACCATTGATGCGCTATTTTGAATGATCTTATTGCCATAAGGGACAACATTGCCCAAGTCTCTATAGTTATTTGCACCAAATGCCAATCCCACAAAGTTAGGTGCATTGTTACAAATACTCTTATAGTGACCTCTAATGTCTCCTAAATTAATAGAAGTAATTTCACCATTGAATGGATTATGATCTAAGTTAGTCGGGATTTGATAATATGCAACTTTGCTAGGTTGATCACTAAACAGCATTACAACAATTTTTGACTCTAATACAGGAGTAGTTGATAGGGTAATTTCAGTACCATAACTTGTTAACGCAATAGTATAGTCAGTATTAGCTAATCGGGAATTGTTAACATAAACAACACTGACTGGCCATGGTGTAGTTGTTTGATCTTTTACAGGAACATCACATTTAAATACTGGATCCAAAGGTGTTCCGGTATATGTATATTCAAAAATTTGATATTGAAAACTTTCAGCCGGCGCTGTTTGCCAACCAATTGCTCTAGTATAGTCAGTTTGAGTAGTGTAGTTGTATACGTATCCGTCACTTACTGACTTAGAAGTAGATACACTATTAGATAGATAATTAAATGTTTGACTATTTAAAGTTACATCAAATGTAATATCACCTAAATTATTCAACGAACTATATTTGATTGGAAAACCTAGTATTGGGTCATCTGTCCCCGAACCAATCGCATATTCTATTAAAGTACAACCCGTGAAGTCATTACTAGGATAAAAATCATTATCACTAAAACTCACACCATTATTATCAAATACATCAAATTTTGGCGGTTGATTTAATCTAGTTTTTGTCTGGGCTTCTATCCAATTGATAGCGTCAAACCAATAAGTTTTACCTGCATAAGTTTCACCTAATACTATTACTGTTTGATCATTATATGTGATATCTCCGTCTGGGATCACGGTTAGATTAATAACAGGGTCGGTAGACTCAGATTTTTCTTCAAAGTTTACAAGCCAAATTTTATTGCGTACTTGCAAGTCAGTGTCACCGGCAAATATTATAGTGCATCCATCAAACAAATATGAACTACCCCCATCCGGGCTAAAAGAAGTTTGTCCTGCAACTTGAGTAAATGCATCAGTTGCCGTAAAATTAATAAAGTCAGTATTTGTTTTACTTGTATTACCTGCATTGAATAATTTTATATTAGGATAAAATTCTAAAATAGGTCTTTTGGCTCTACTATCAGGGTTACCTAATGCTTTTAACGCAATAGGACTACTATTACTAGCAGCAATAGTTGTATTCAATACGTCAATATGAAACCAGCGATTACTGCGACTCCATCCATTTTTGTCTCTGCTTAATCTTGAAATAGTTAGATAATCTTGATCTGCAGGATAAGACAATGTTTCTTCATACTTATAAGAATCATATTCAGTATCGTCATACGGAGTAGTTAGTATTTGACTATAAGTTTCTGGTATTTCAAAATCAGTTACGGGTAACAACTGTATGCCGGTACCCACACCTTCAACGTAATATTGAGTAGCACCATATTCAATTGGGTATATATTTCCTAAAAATTGTACCTTTAAACCATTCGTAAACTTTACATTATTAGGACTAGTATAAGTTTTTTTATCTAAAATATCGTTAACATTAATTAATCCATTGTCTACTGAGTCTACTAATTTTATAGTACCAATCTTTTCAGGATTTACACCGTCTTGATAATACAAAGTATCTAATGCGGCAGTAAGATGAGGTATTAGTTCTATCGCCCCTAAACTATTTTTAACAAAATTTCTACTAATATACTTTGATCCGTAACGTATACTAAGTTTAGTATTGTCCGGCAATAATCCAACTTCAGACAAACTAATTACATTATCACCATTAGATGTTGGTATGAAGTTGATTTTATAATAGTGTTTATTAATCTCAGTTGCTTTACTTACCTCAAATAGACCTTGATTCACTGTACCTGTCATTGACCCTGACGCAGTAGTTAATGTTGGTGTAGTTAATGTATCTCCTGCAGGTTCTTCGCTAATTGTAAACTCTGTACTACTTGAAATTGTTTTAATATAATATGTCTGATTGGCTGTTATACCACCAAAAGTAACACCTGAAAAATATATAGCTTGATTAACTACAAATTTAGATGTGCTACTACAAGTAATAAAGTTAGTTGTATCATCAGTACTAGTTACAATAACGTTTACTGGTGTTACAAAACTAGATGAATTATCATATGCTCCATCAAAAAATTGACTTATGTAACCGTTTACTCCTGGATTGGTACCATAGAATAAAAGTGTTTTATCTTTTAGATTGAATACGTCATCAATAGACCCAACGTTACTAACTAGTTTACCATTGATATCATCCCATGATCTTTCTGTAGCTATATCAATAGGAAAATCTCCAGGTAGTATATAATCATTCTGAGCATTAGCATTTGGTACAGTAAATGTCACAGTACCAAATGATTGTCCATTGTTCTCAACCCCATATACGTCACGTGTACTAATATTAGGTTTTGCAACCATGGTCCCTGATATACCGGGCTCAGTTTGAATCCAAAAATCAGAATTCTGATCTACTGCAAAAGTATAAGTGCCCCCTCTAACTAAGGTTAGTATAGGATTAGTTTCTGGTGTAGTATCAAATGTTGTACTAAATTTAAAACCAGTTAATTCATTATCAACTATGTAATCTAAACTTTTAAACAACGTGGTATTAGTAATCACTACACTATCTGGCCCAATTGGCAACCAATAGTATTGACTAAAGTTTATAACTTTGTCAAGGTCTACAAAACTATCCCATGAATAAAATTGATTGCTAAACAAACTTGTATTGTTATCAGTAATACTTCCTTGTAATTTCAAACTGTCTAGAATACCAGGATAAGTTATCAAATCTACCGCAATCTTAGTATCTTTCTTTTTAAATACAACACTAGGTTCAAGTTGATAATCAGTGCGTATCTTATTAGGTTCTACTAGATACTTGTCATTAACTCCTATACCATAACCAAATTTACTTCCAATATAACCTTGAATTCTTCTAAAATCAGGTTGTTGGGTTATTTGGTCTAATGTAGCTGCTAAGAACTGTTCATTAGTTTTTGTTTTAAAAATTTCTGGTAAGAAATCAATTGTTCTAACTTTTGTTACCATTATTATTACCTATGTTATGCGGTTGGAGTTAATTCACTTGGGGTTAGTGCTGAAATCACTGATATATCAGAAGATTGTGCGGCACTAGTAAAAATTTCATAAGGAGCACTATGTATCTCATACAACTCACCAAAACTTAACGTTGGGTCAGTTGGTACTAAAACTACAGAGTTAACCAAGTCTCCTATTGAAGAATGCAAATATGCACTTAATTCGCTGAAATAAAAGGTGTCACCAAAATCCCAGTTATCAATATTGAAATAAGAATTGATTTCAGTTAATACTGCGGTTATAATTTCGCTGTCACTTGCTGTTGTGGTAGTAGATTTTATTACTTTAATCGTAGCACGTAGTTGTGGTGCAGCCTTACTTCCAAACAAAGGCTTAAATCTAGCACTATTGATAATCACGCTATCAGTTAACATTTTGTATTCATTAATGTTACTATAAGTTTGTGTCAACTCATTAATGGTAGGTCTTGCAGGTTCAGTGATACTACCGGTAGTATCTTGTATCCAATTTGTATATTGTGTATAATAACTTTGCGTAAGAACATACAAATCAATAATATTTGATGTTGCAGGATCGATACGAGTAGTTTCACCGGAAATATGTTTATATTGGAAGTATAAACCTTGTCTACCTGTCTTAACTAGAAAATCAGTTTGTAACTCTAAATTTACAATATTTGCACTAGTAGTATCGTTTACTGATTTGTAAAACTTACTTTCTAATACTGCATAGTATATTTGTCCAACTGGATATTCATATTTAATTATTGCGATATCAGCTTGTGTCCCGTATCCATATACTACGTCAGTACTCGGAATCATCTCATATCTTGCTAACAAATTAGCATCAACTAATCTTTGAAAGAATACAAAATTTTTAGTATTCCTAGTTCCTGGAATATAACCAGTAAAGTCAATAAAGAAATCTGGGTTTTTAAAACTACCAGCTGTTGTTAAATCAGCAGTGCTAACTTCAATACTAAAGTCATCTACATAACCATCAGACTCAACAGTTTGACCTATTACGTTTAACTTTGCATCTCTAGGGAAAGGATAATTGAAGTTTGGTTGCGTGTTGACTTTCAATAAATTTACAAAATCTTGTAATAGTTTACCAGTAGAAGGATCATATATTACTTTGTCTCTATCAAATGTAAATCTAACTTCACTGACACTACCAAAATAATATGCTACATTACGCCACACTACTAAATATCTACCAAAACTTATGCTTTGAAAACGTACAAAATAATTTGTATCACCGTATGTGCTAGTAGACCAACGTTCTTGATTTGCTAACAAACTATTATCATATACTAAACTGAAGTTTTGATTCAGTCTCATTTTAGTAGTACATTCAGACAATAAGGTAGCACCAAATATATTTGTAAAGCTAGGGATAATCACACTTAATATTGCACCATCTGGAACACTGTTTGTTAATGTTACAGGTCCAACACCGTTGTTTAAGTTTCCTTGTCCCGCATTATATCCGTCATTCACAACACCAGCACAGCTTGTCCATATAGAAGTTTGATCGCTTGGTAACGGTAAGCCAGCAATTAATCTATTATCCGGTCCAAAGTAATAACCACTCGGGGCAACAAAGCCTAACAATGCACCTTCTGTTATGTACTTTACATTTCCAGAAGAATAAATGCCAACTGATATTGGTATAGAATTTTGATAGAAATAACCAGTAGACTCACCTGAATTATTACTTGTTTGATTCCAATATACATTGCTACCCATAGTTTCAGGATTTACTAGATATCTAGTATATGCTTGAGTATAGTATTGGTATGCACGTTCACCACCTAATTCGTTAGGTAAATATGATGTTAAGAAACTAGTGATATCATTAACTGTACTGACAGCCAATAAAGTAAACCCGTCATTAAGGTCTTCGTATAAACCACCGTCATCAGCAAAATCATTAGTGCTAGAATATTTGGCACTTGGGTCTAACAAATCAAAATTGCGACTTACACCAATGCTACTGCGATTGATTGCTTTACTTTTAATAATTGAACTATACAGTGTATAAGGAAAATTGTTATAATCTTCACCATTAACCATACGATTTTGTGTATAGAAACGTTGAGGTGCTCTTAATTTAATATCAGCTAATGTTTCACGTGCTTGCGCTGTACTTATAGGAAGTTGTAAGTCTAGAGTTATAGTTAATGTTTCGTTACGACCATTACGGCTAACATAAGGTATGTTTACTGTTATTGATTGGAACTCGCTAGGATCAATTACATATGTTAATCCATTGCCTGCACGTACATATGCAACAAAGCTACCTACTGGTACTGCACTAAATACCCCGTCTCCAAATACATAAGTTACTTGGTCATTGGTTCTACTATTAACTGAATATACCTTTTTAGTACTTGATAGTTTTTGCAATGATGCATTTGCATATACACTTTCAACTTGAGTCCACTCAGTAAATGTATCAGTGTTTGCATTTACTTCATATAACCATGTATCTGAATTATTAATACCAAGAATATCAATGTCTACTGTTTGATTACTAATTTGTTCTAATACTGTAAAGTTGTATGTTTGTAATGTACCTTGTTTAAAGTACATAAAGAATCCTGTATTTGGGCTACCGTATCCCAATTTGTCATTTCTATACACTATATTAAAGTTTGTACTATTACCCGGCGGTATTTCGTATACATCATCACTGTCTACGCTGGTAACACTAACACCCTCAAAGTTCATAGATATTCCATCAACTGTAGAACTAAACGGGATAATAGGAGTAGTACCATTAGCCAATACAATACTGTATTCGTCTGTTTTTATGTCTAATAAAGTTTGACTATTGCCTGGTTTTCCTACTCGTTGCGTATCAATCAATGCCGCATTAATAATAGAATTAAATTGTTCTTGCCAGTTTGGATTTGCCGGGTCATTCCATAATATAGTCAAGTTACTTAAGTTTAAGTTATTGATATCACGTACTTGTTCGCTAGTAGAAATTGAGGTTATCTTAGCAAATCCTTGCCCTGCAATGTTTCTTTTTGGAGTATAGCTAACTAGGTTAGCAAGTTTAATAACGCTTTCCAATCATTTACACCAAAAATACTTGATTGTCTTGAACTTGTGGCCATACTGTAATCTCTTTTAAGTATTTATCATACATAAAAACAGTGGTTTTGTTAGACAGAGAATGCTCTACTAGCGTTTTGATCAAATAGAATTGCTAACTGTTGCACGTTATTAAATGGAGAAATTGCAAATTCTACTTCAATTAATATACCGTTTTCTTCTGGATAAGATACGACACTGTTTAGATTAAGTCTAGGATCTAATGCCGCTATTCGTCTTATTTCTGCTTCCAATTGTATTTGAACATCAAATGTATTTGGCTCAAAGATAAAACTCCACAATGATGTTCCATAGTCAGGTCTGCCCGGCTTTTGACCCTGCGGGATATTTAATGCATTCAACAAATCCTGTACTACTAATTCTTCATCTACTGTTCTAAACTTTTTGTTATAACGAATAGGATTAGTTATAGATCCGGCGCCGCCGTCTACTCCGGAGTTTACTTGAGTTTTTCTTACCGCATCTACTGCTTGTGTACTGAATCCAATGAATGTTGGCATATGTAATCCTATTATAATATTTATGCAGACGTTCCAGTGGCTAACCCTGCTATTTGTGTTCTAAGTTGTTCAATTTTTTGTAAGCACTCTTTATACGGTGCTTCAGCAGATTGTGCCTCGCTAGAATTAGAACCATATTTTTCTACAGCATCAAGGTATTTTTTACGCAAGTCCCATTGTAAATCTTCTTGGGTAGTCAAGTCACCTTTTAATGTATCATACTGTTTAATCATTCCCGGATCATTTGCAGTTTTAGGAATGTTCAGTGCTCCAAAGTTTAAAGGGGGTATTTTTGGATCGCCTAATAATGTTTTACTTTGACCAAGAATTGATTGAAAGTTGAAACTATCTTTAGCAACAGTAGGGGCTTTAACACTGACTGAACCACCGGACCCTAAACTTGCTAATGCTCCTTGCAAGTCTGCGGCAGCACCCCCTGGTAGTCCACCAGTTGCCATAGATGTAAGATTCATTTTACCTGCAATACTTAATGCATTTTTTGCTAACGATAGTGTAGCTGGGTTTATACCCACACTTGCTAACGCCGCTGTAGTTCCAGCTTGTATCAGTTGATTTTGTAACTGGGGACCTAGACTAGGAATTCCATTTGGTATGCTTCCTGTTACTGATTGAAGTGCTTGATTTACACCTGCTGTACCAACTGATGCATTGCTTGCTCCTGGTAACCCACTAACTACATTTGTAACTGCTCCTGCACCACCTGGTATATTTGGTATTCCTGGAATTCCTGCGCCTGCAGCCTCTTTGAGTGCAGCGGTTAAATCAGCGTCTGCACCTTCACTACCCGCAGTTGCTAAGTTTTGTGGTTTATTAGCTGTTAGTGCTTTAAAGCCTCCTGTAATTTTAGCAAAGGCTCCGGCTGCGATACCTTTAAGACTATCACCTATCTTTATCCCACCCAATGCCCCCAATGCTTTGTCTGCTAAGTTGGCAGCAAAATTTCCACTAGCCATAGCATTTTTTACACTGCCTCCTATATCATTTGCTTGTGTACCTAATTTACCAATAGCACCAGTTAAGTTATTTTTTAAATTAGATATATCACCGGTCGCAACTTTACTCAAATCTGATGTTGGTGACATTGCATTTTGAGCAAACTGTAATGTAGCTCCTAATCCCACAGTGGTTGCACTCAACATTATTCCTGCTGTTTGAGTTGGGCTATTTGTTTTACTAATCATTCCTAAAGATTCTAATGCTGATTTACTTTGATTTAGTAGTCGTGATGCTACACTAGTTTGTGCTTGAGTATTGTTAATGAATCCGGCAACAGAATTTACTCCATCTTTACCCGTCCAAACATTTGGGGGCATTGCTTGAGCAAGTGTTTTACCTGATTGTAATGCCGCATTAATTGCAACATCTGCACCAGGCTTAAGATTTCCTGCTGCCACTAATTGTGATGGGTTCACACCTAAACTACCCAAAGCGGCTGTAGTTACTCCAGCAGTTGCAACAACTCCTGCTGTTCTTGCTATAGCTGCGGCTGCAGGACCGTTTGCCGCAGTAAGAGCCATTTGTGATAGCATTGCACTTCCAGTAGCGGCACTCATCCCACCAAGAGCGGCACCTACGCCCGGAACTGATGCGGCTAATGCGGCTGAAGTAAGACCTTCGGGTGATACTGATTCTAAAGAAGAATTAACTTGTTGTAATGCGGCTGATGGGTCGCTTGGTAGATTACTATCAGCACCTATATCAGTTTTAACATCAACCCCTTGATTAGCATTAGCCCATGGTGAGTGAGCAGGGGCACGGCTAACAATACTTGCTAGTTTACCCGGAGCAGGAGCGTAACCTTTTGAATTGGAATATAAAGTATCAGTATGTGCAACGACTGGTAACTGTTTTACTTTTTCGGGAGATAGTGAACTTTCTCCTGTATTCAAATGTACATTGGGACCGCCTTTAAGATAGTTGGTACCTCCACTTTTAATCATACTATCACCGGCACTTTGAAAACTCATCTTTTCATCTACTTTGACAGTATGACTTCCCATAGTATATTGTTTAAAAGTTGATCCAACAAATTGATTGGTTGCTTCTAAACTTTCTACATTTACATTAGTAGCAGAAATGTTTAAATCTTTTGCGGCATTGATATTGATATTATTATCAGCATGTAAATTCAAATCACCCTGTGTTCTAATATTAACTGAGTTCGTAGAGTACATATCAATTGTGCCCTCTTTACCCAATTCAATATAACTTTGACCATTAGCGTGAATGATAAACAATGTTTGAGCATAATCATTCATCATTATCATATGACCAGTACTTGTTCTCAATCTTAGTAATTGGTCACGCCCTTGAAGATCACCGTCATCCATTACTAATGTATGACCACCGCGTCTTCC